GGCTACAACCTTGGCTCAGCTACGTGGCTCAGGCTCCATTGCTCAGCTCTCTGACATGGTGCTTGGCTTGGAACGTAATGGTCAGGCAGACGATGAGAAGGAACGTAACACCACTAAGGTGCGTGTATTGAAGAACAGGTTCTCTGGATTGACAGGACATGCTTGTAACCTTGTGTATAGCAAGTACACAGGACGTATGGTTGAAACAGAAGATGAGAAGCTGTGAGAAAAAGACAAACAAGGAAACACATGGATACTTTATTGCTTGCTTTGTATGACTTCCCTTTGCTGTGTGTAGATGCACAGTTTTGTGAGGCCTTTCCAAATGCAGAGGATGTTACAATTGAATTCTGTTGGGAAGAACCAGAGCCTGACGTTGGCTTCAGTGGTGGCTATGAATGGCAAGCCTATGTCAATGGCGTTGATGTCACAGAGATGCTGGCACAGAAAGACATCAAGCATGTTGAAGATGCTTTGGTTAGTTATACGGAGGCTTATTATGGCTAGTTGGCTCATTGCCCTGATAGGTATTGTCTACCTCGTTGTTGCTGTTAACTTGCTGATGACAGGGAAGACAGGCTTAGGCATTGCCTTCATTGGCTACTCCCTTGGTAATGTTGGTTTATATATGGAGGCTAAGCTGTGACACAAGACATCATTGAGATGGCGAGAGAGGCTTCAGCAGGTAATGATGACAAAAACATATTCTTTGAATTTGTAATTGAAGAACTTGAAGCCTTTGCCAAACTGGTAGCCGCCAAAGAACGTGAAGCCTGTGCAAAGGAATGTGAACACACTGCTTTGAGAATGGGTAGCGAATGGATGGCGCAACATTGTGCTGAATCCATCAGAGCCAGAGGAGAACAAGCATGATTGAAGTATTGAAACAGGCGCTTGAGGCGTTGATACAAGCAAGGAAACTTCGGTTTGCTTTATGGAGACATGGATGCGATTGTCGTGGCGAGCATTCGTGCAACCCTTTGCAAGACGAGTATGCAAAGCAATTCAACGACTCCATCATCAAACTTGAACAAGCCATTGCAGAGTTGGAAAGCCAAGAGCCTGTGGCGTGGCGCACGTTTGACGGCGAAGGTTTTTATTTCTATTGCTCTTATGAAGACAACGAAACTTATGCGGATGTTTGGAACAAAAGAAATCCAAACCATAAAGGTTGGGTTGAACCCCTCTACACCCACCCACCACAGCGCACATGGGTAGGGCTGACGGATGAGGAAGCACAATGGCTTTATGACAACTGCCGAACACCTAGTAATTTGATTGATATGGTGGAAGCCAAACTCAAGGAGAAGAACACATGACTGAATGGGTGCTAATCACAATGTTGTGCATGAGAACTTGTCAACCTCAATATGCGGAAGTGATGCCAAACAAAGAAACTTGCGAAAAATTCATAACTGAAAAAGGTGGCGCAATAACACGGCCTTCTCACTACTGCGTACCAAAACTCAAGGAGAAGAACACATGACAATATACATTCCAGTTTTATACGTATGCCTTGGTCTTTCATGTGAGTTCTTTCAATCTGAGAGATACACCACTGACATACGTGCTTGTCGTACAGAGGTGGAGCAACAAATAGAGAAGGGAAAGAAGCAAGGCTTAAAGGTTGATGGCATCTGTGTTGATGTCAATATTGTGCAGGAGAAGAATACATGACTCCAGATGAAATGATTGAAGCATTGATGCTCAATGTAATTATGTATGGTACAGGGTTTGTTAAATTGATGTATAATAAACAAGGAGAGCTTGAGATGAGCATTGTGCCAGTAGAAGACTATATGTATATCAACACAGAGGAGAAAATCAAATGTCATTAACAGTTGAAGGAACATTAGCACAACGTCAGAACACCTATGGTGATTACAAAGACGTTGCACGTACAGCACAAGACTTGAAACAAATTGTGCGTACACGAGGCAACTGGCATGACATGTCACCAGCCATGCAAGAAAGCATGGACATGATTTGTAACAAGATGGCTCGTATTCTTAACGGCAATCCATATTATGCAGACAGTTGGCATGACATCTCAGGATATGCTACACTAGTGGTTAAGGAACTTGGATATGAATAAGGAAACCAAATGCGGAGGCTCTTTCTAGATACAGAAACTAACAGCACACATAGCCACATCTGGTGCTGTTATACGTATGATGAAAATGGATTTGTATGTCACACAGAAGCAAGTACACTGATACCCTTAATCGAAAACTCAGACAAAGTGATAGGACACAACTTGATAGGCTTCGACGCTGGAGTACTCAAGAGGTGTTGGGGAGTGAAGATTCCAGCGAAGAAAGCGATAGATACATTGATACTATCAAGGCTATACAATCCAAATTTAGAAGGAGGCCACAGTTTGGCAGCGTGGGGAGAGAGGACAGGGCAAAAGAAAACTGACTATGCCCAAGCCTACGTAGAGAAGACGGGGTTACTTGCTAGTTACCGCTGGGACAATCCAGACCTTGAGCTTCTCTATGAATATTGCAAGGATGACGTTGCTGCATTGATTGCTACATATGACATGCTTAATAAGATGCTTGAGAAAGAAAAGTTTTCTGAGCAAAGCATTAAGCTTGAACATGACGTAGCCATCATCATTCAGAAACAACACGAGCATGGCTTCAAGCTTGATATGCAGAAAGCTATGGGCTTGTTGTCTATGTTGCAAGGAAAGATGGTTGACATTGAGAACAACATGCAAGTTGTGTTCCCTCCATATGTTGAGACAGGGAGGAAGAACAAACGAACAGGTGCTCCTCTCAAAGATATTGTCACCCCTTTCAATCCCGGCAGCAGACAACAAATTGCTGAGCGTCTTGAGAAGCTTGGCGTTAAGTTCACCAAGAAGACAGACAAGGGTAGTGTCATTGTTGATGAGACAGTGCTTGCTTCCATTGACTTACCAGAGGCTAAGCTCTTGTCTGAATACCTCATGCTGCAAAAGCGTGTGGCTCAGGTTAATAGCTGGCTCAATGAGATGGAGGACACAGGCAGGGTGCATGGTAGTGTCATTACCAATGGTGCTGTCACTGGTAGGATGACACACAGCTCTCCCAACATGGCACAGGTTCCCAACAAGGGAAGCCCATATGGAGAAGACTGTCGTGAGCTGTGGACTGTGGATGAAGGTAATGTTCTTGTTGGTGCTGATGCCAGTGGCCTTGAGCTTAGGATGCTGGCGCATTACATGAAGGACGATGCCTATATCAAAACTGTATGTGAAGGAAGTTCAAAAGATGGCACTGATGTACACACACAAAATCAAAAGGCAGCGGGTATTGCGACAAGGGATGAAGCGAAGACGTTCATCTACGCCTTTCTCTACGGTGCAGGGGCAGAGAAGATTGGTAAAATTGTCGGTGGTAATGCTCGTGATGGACAGAAGCTTATCGAGAGTTTTCTTTCCAACACTCCCGCCCTCAAGGTATTACGCAATAACGTATCCAAGTATGCAAGCAAGGGCTTTGTACCGGGGCTGGATGGTAGAAAAATTTGGGTACGTTCAGAGCACTCAGCGGTTAATAGCCTATTGCAAGGAGCTGGCGCAATCGTAATGAAACAGGCTCTTGTTTTGTTAGATGAGAAGCTTAGGAAGAGCAAGGTTTGGTATGGCTTTTGTGCAAATGTCCATGATGAATGGCAGATTGAAACAAAAGAAAAAGATGGCGAGCTTGTAGGACAACTCGCAGTGCAGAGCATACAAGAGGCAGGAGAAATCCTTGGCTTACGTTGCCCTGTCACTGGTGAGTTTAATATAGGTAAGACATGGCGTGACACACATTGAAAAATGTGTTATAATATTGTTTTTAGACAAAGGAAAAAGTATGAACCAAGTAAAAGTAGTGGGTAAATTGTTCTGGGCTAAGCACATGGAAGTCCCTAACCGGGAGTTCAATGCAGATAACAATCGCTTTGAGATTTGTATCGGTGGCCTGAGTGATTCCATTGCACAACGCCTTACATCAGAGCTTGGTGTTAAGGTGAAAGAGAAAGCTGATGACAAGTATGGACGTGGTAAGTACATCATCGTTAAGAGCAACTATGCTATCAAGGCTATTGATGAGAAGAATGGTATTGTCTCTCCTGACTTGATTGGCAACGGCACTGTTGCAGAAGCAACCATCAGTAGCTACACACACAAGATGTCAGCTATGCATGGTAATGCTCCCTCTCTGCTGCACAGCAAGGACAACCCTGCTCTGCGTATCAAAGAGCTGGTGTCTCCTGCTGTTGTTCAAGAAGAAGAAGCAGAAGTAGTGCTGTGATTGCATTAGTAGATGGTGATGTGATGTGCTATCGCATTGCCTTCTCTTGTAAGGATGACTCAGAAAGCCAAGCCATTACAACGATGGCTAACTTTCTTGAGGACATCCTTATGACACAGCTAGGTCTTGAGAATTGGGAAGTGTTCCTTACAGGGAATACAAACTTTAGGAAAGACATAGCTGTCACTGCCCCTTACAAAGGGAACAGAATACAAGAGAAGCCAGCGCATTTAGAGATGCTACGTAACTACCTAGTTACCGCATGGGGAGCAAAGATGAGCATTGATGAGGAGGCTGATGACCTGATAGCAATTAGGGCAACAGAGCTTCAAGAAGATTGCATCATTGTTTCAGTGGACAAAGACTTCAATCAGGTGGCAGGATGGCATTACAATTTTGTGAAGCAAGACAAGTACTATGTCTCAGAGGAACAAGGACTCCGCTTCTTCTACAAGCAAATGTTGACAGGCGACAGAGCAGACAACATTGTGGGTATCAAGGGAGTGGGGGATGTGAAAGCAACCAAGATGCTTGCCAAAGCCAAGACAGAAAGCGAGATGCTTGCCGTTTGCTTGGAGGCTCTGGGCGAAGAACGAGTTAAAGAGAATGGACTTTTATTATGGCTAAGGCGATTCCCAGAACAGATGTGGTTCCCTCCAGTTTCTGGCTCGGAGGATGCGAGTGGAAAGTAGTTTACGTTGATGAGTTTCAAGACTTTGGTACATGTGACCCGGGTAAATATGAAATCATTATTCGTTCTAACATGAACGACCAAGCAACAAGAGCAACCTTCTTTCACGAGCTTGTACATGCAATCAAATTTACAATGGGAGAAACAAGCCACGATGAAAAAGAAGTTGAAGGATTCGGAAACCTCCTCTGTCAGTGGTACAGAACAAAGGTATAACGACAATGAATGGACAGCAGCAAGGTTTAGAAGCTTTGTTGTTTCTGCTTTAAGAACAGCTACACGTAGGTGGCCTCCTAAGTTTAAAGCTTTGAAGGCAGCATACATAGGTAGGAAGGTTAACAAGAAGACAAACAAGATGGCAATGCATTACTCTTGTGCTCACTGCTCAAAACATTTCATTGCCTCTGATGTACAGGTTGACCACATCTTCCCTGTTGTTGACCCAAGGACAGGCTTTGTTGATTGGGAAACATACATAGGTAGAATGTTCTGTGAGAAGGAAAACTTACAGGTGCTGTGCAAACCATGCCATTCAAACAAGACAGCTTTAGAGAAAGAAGAAAGGAAAGAATATGGGAAGACCAAGGAAAACTCCTCTGCCAGAAAACGTAGACCCAAATACGAATGAGCAGTGGTATATGTACCTTGTTAACTATTGGGTTCCATTTCCTAGTAGTGAATATGGAGGCTTGCAATGTGTCTTAGCTCGGAACAAAGAAGAAGCTAAGGCTGCAATTAAAGAAGCAGCAGGGGAATTTATGGTGGATTCTTTCAAGGATGCTGATGAACGAATTGAGATGCGAATCAATAAAGCAGAAGTGTTCCCTGTCATTGGTAGTTATGATGAACCACATGTTGTAAGGAGTTTTGAAACATGAATATCTCAGTGACAATGTTTAATGAGAATGAAGATGGCTCAGCAGATTGCCACTTCGAGGCAGACAAGGAAGGCAAAGAAGCTCTCCTGCGTTATGGCTTTATGGCTCTACTGAAAGAAGCCATTGCTCAAGGAAATAAGTTGGCAGTGCCAGAGGAAACAAATGGGAGTTAGACTTGTATGGGCAACACCAAACGGTGAAGCTCTCATCACAGAGATGGCTCGTGTATCAAATCCAGACAACAAACACAACACAGCCACTGCTCCTAAGCTTATTAAATATCTGATAGATAATAAGCATTGGAGTCCCTTTGAGATGGTGAATGTTTGTATGGAAATTGTGACAACACGTGACATTGCCAGACAGATATTGAGACACAGGAGCTTTAGCTTCCAAGAGTTTAGTCAGCGGTATGCCTTTGCCAACAGCTTTGTTTCATCAGAGGCTCGTCTTCAAGATGAGAAGAACAGACAGAACAGTCTTGAGACTGATGATGTTCTGACACAAGACTGGTGGAAGGACATTCAAGAACGTATGATTCGTGAGTCTTCTCTTTTGTATCGACTTGCCTTAGACAGAGGTATTGCAAAAGAGACAGCACGTAAGGTGCTGCCAGAAGGACTGACAGAAAGTACCATGTACATGAATGGAACTCTGCGTAGCTGGCTACATTACATCGACATTCGTTGTGATAAAGCAACACAAAAGGAGCATCGCCTCATTGCTGAGCAGTGTCGTGATGTGATTAAAGAACTATTCCCCTCAATTAAGGACTAATATGGACAACGAAAAAACACGTTACATGTTTCATGTGGAAACAAAAGGGTATAAAGATACTGTTGAATGGAACGAAACACCAGACACCATCTTGACACAGTATGCCACATTCTCTGAAGAGGCACGATGGGTTGATGTGATGCGAGCCTTTGCTCGTTTCTTGACCAATGTGTATCAATACAATGTTGAAGAACAGTTTGATAAATTCTTTGAAGACCCAATGACTAAGTGGGAAGAAGATAAACAAATGGACTTGTTTAAAGACCAATGAGACACTTAGTTATTCCTGACACCCAATGCAAACCCGGGGTCTCTCTTGAACATCTGGAATGGGTTGGCAAGTATGCAGCAGAAAAGAAACCAGATGTTATCATTCACCTTGGCGATCATTGGGATATGCCAAGTCTTTCAATCTATGATGTAGGGAAGAAAAGCTTTGAAGGTAGAACATATCAAGCAGATATTGAGGCAGGGCGTTCTGGAATGGAACTTCTTCTGTCTCCGATTAAAGCTGAACAACAGCGTCTTAAAAGAAATAAAGAGAAGCAGTGGAACCCACGTCTTGTTTTTCTACTTGGAAACCATGAAGAACGTATTCAAAGAGCTATCGAGAGCGATAGAAAACTGGATGGCCTCATTGGTTATCATGACCTTAACCTCGCTGCTTATGGTTGGGAGTGTTATGATTTTCTTCAGCCTGTTATTCTGGACGGTATTGCTTACTGTCATTACTTTACCTCTGGCGTTATGGGAAGGCCTGTCAGCTCGCCTTCGTTGATGC